AGGAGAATGTGGCTATCGGCAATTAAATTAGCCGTTTCTGCTGGAAGTAAAATTTACGCTAATAAGCAGAGAGCGAAAGTTGCAATGTCTGATGCACAGCTATTGCACGCCGAGCGACAAGCTCGTGGTGAGGAAGCTTACCAGGGAAAACTATTAGAAGCCCGTCAAACAGACTATAAGGACGAGGTAATTTTAGCGATTCTTACATTGCCCATTTTGGTGCTTGCATATGGGGTTTGGTCGGAAGATCCGGCTGCTATGGACAAGATAAAAATCTTTTTTGAGCATTTCCAGTCATTGCCGACTTGGTTTACAAATTTATGGATTCTCGTCGTGGCGAGCGTTTTTGGGATAAAAGGAACTCAGATCTTCAGAAATGGTAAAAAATAAGGTGGACACTAATTAACAATTTACATATAAGAATAACATTATGGCTAAGAAAAAGAAGTGGAAAAAAAGATTAGGAAAAGCTTTAATGGCTGGAGCTGCTTTAGCAGGTGGTCTAGCATTAGCTAAAAACAGAAATAGAAATGCTATGATTAAAGGCGCTGATGCCAATGAAGGTTTTGGTGCAATGACATTAAAAGATTATGGTCCGCATACAATTGGTGGTTATCATACACCAAGAACCAAACCAAGAATGATGACACCGCGAGATATGGCTAACGATCCATTTTTTACTAATGCAGAAACTTTAATGAACGATACTAGAATGTTTAAAAAAGGCGGAAGAGTTAAAGGTTGCGGAATTGCAAAACGTGGTGTAGGAAGAGCAATGAAAAAAGGGAGAAAATAATATGAGACAAAATGGAATAAGACCAGGAAGAACTAGATATGCACATGGTGGCAGAGCTAAGAAAAACATGGGAGGAGTAATGAGACGAGATGAAATGTCTGGTTATTATCCTTCAGACATGGGAATGGCTGGTGGTGCTATGTACAAAAAAGGTGGCCGTGTAAGTAAAAAGAAACAAGGCTACAAAGATAGAAAAGATGAATCTATCGCTATGAGAATTCGTAAGAAAAGAACTAAGAAGCAATTAAAAGCATCTAGAGATGAGTCTTACGGAAGATTTGGTTCTAAAGCTAAAAAATCTGGCAAGATCAATAGATAATCATGATTGACAAAATCATTGCAAGAATAAAAAAGTTCTTTTGCAAATGCACAAGAATTTACAATAATATTTGTAAGGATTGCGGAGCACATTACAAAGCTTAATGTCTAAAAGAGGATTATACGCAAACATTCACGCGAAGCGCAAAAGAATTAAAGCGGGTTCGGGTGAAAAAATGAGAAAGGTTGGATCTAAAGGCGCTCCTACAGCTAAACAGTTTAAAAGAGCGGCAAAGACAGCAAAGAAACAATAATTATGGCTAGCGCAGCTTGGACAAGAAAAGAAGGTAAATCACCCTCTGGTGGGTTAAATGCTAAGGGTCGTGCCAGTTATAAAAAAGGTACATTAAAAGCACCTACTAAATCTAAAACTAGTTCAAGACGTAAATCGTTTTGCGCGCGTATGGGGGGCATGAAAAAGAAATTAACTTCTGCAAAAACAGCTAGAGACCCAAACTCAAGAATAAATAAGTCTTTAAGAAAATGGGATTGTTAATGAAAAAAGCAATACTTACAGCATTAGAAGATAGGTATAAAGCACAGATATCTGAAGCAGACGCTATCTTAAAGATTTATCTTGAAAAATCTGTTGGAATAGGTGAACATCCCCAACATATTGATGAAGCAGATAAATTGATTCAAAAGATTGCAAATGCAGAAGAAAATTTAAAAGTATTAAAGGAGTTTGAAGATGCCGTTTAAATCAGAAAAACAAAGACGTTATCTATATAAAAACGAACCTGCCATAGCAAAAAAATGGACTAAAAAATATGGTAGTAAAATAAGTAAACCACAAAAAAGGAAAAAGAAATAATGGATGAATTAACATTTATAGACAAAATAAAAAGAATTATAAAAATGAGACATGATGATGTCGTTTCTGCCATGGCATCTGGTAGTGTTGACAATATGGAAAAATACCAGTATATGTTAGGTCAGATACGAACGTATCAATATTTAAGTCAGGAAATATCCAGCCTGCTAAACAAAAAGGAGCAAAAAGACAATGAAGGAACCGTTATCAACATCAACTCAAAATCCAAAGATTGAGTTACCGAATAAAGAATTAGTTGGTGTAAAAACCACCAAACAAAAAGAACAAGATTTAAAAGCAGAATCAGCAAAACTTCCAGTTCCTACAGGATGGAGAATTTTAGTTTTACCTTTTAAACAAAAAGAAAAAACTAAAGGCGGAATATTATTAGCAGATGAAACAGTAGAAAGGTCACAAGTAGCATCGACTTGTGGTTTAATTTTAGATATGGGCCCACACTGCTATGATAAAGAAAGATACCCAGAAGGTCCCTGGTGCAAGAAAGGTGATTGGATTATCTTTGCAAGATATGCCGGATCACGAATTAGAATCGATGGGGGTGAGATAAGACTTCTCAATGATGATGAAGTTTTAGCGACCGTGGAAAACCCTGAAGATATATTCCACGAATTTTAAACATAGATAAGGAGAAAAAACTATGCCAGAAAAAGAAGAAAAACTATCTAATGAACCAATGGTTGAATTAGATACATCCGGACCGGGTGCAAGTGTTGATCTTCCTGAAACACAAAAGGAAGAAGAAAAAACATATGAGAAAGAGGAGAAAAAAAATGAAGCAAATGTTACGTACGATGATAAGCCCGCTGACACATCTGAGAAATCTAGTGAGCAGTCAAATGTTCGAGATAGCGAGGACGTTCAAAAATCAGAAGGTGGTAAGGTTGAACAAAAAACTTCTGAAGAAGGGAGTGATAAGCAACAAGATAACACTAGGGAAGTTGAAGAATATTCTGAAGGAGTTAAGAAAAGAATAGCTAAACTTACTAAAAAAATGCGTGAAGCAGAAAGGCAAAGAGAAGAAGCTTTGCGTTATGCTAAAAGCGTAAAAGATGAGAGAGATAGATTTGAAGCAACTGCAACATCTTTAGATAAAAATTATGCTACAGAAATGGAAGGCAGAATTTCATCTTCACTTGCAGCAGCACAAGCAAAACTTGCTGCAGCTAGACAAAGCGAAGACTCTAAAGCTGAAGTAGAAGCTTTAACGGCTATTTCACAATTAGGTTATGAACAAGGTAAATTGGCCGAGTTAAAAACTCAACACCAGATGCAGGAAACTGCAGCTAAAGAAGCAGCTGAAAGACCTGTTCAACAACAACCAACACAACAACCTGCCAGAGATCCAAAAGCGGAAGCTTGGGCAGAAAAAAATGAGTGGTTTGGCAAAGATAATGCCATGACATATACAGCGTTTGATTTACACCGTAAATTAACCGAAGAAGAGGGAATGGACCCACAATCAGATGAATATTATGCTGAAGTGGATAGAAGAATAAGACTTGAATTCCCCCATAAATTTGGTAATAAAGGTGTAGAAAAGACGATTAGTAAACCTACACAAAACGTTGCTTCTGCAACGCGTAGTTCAAAGACTGGTCGCAAACAAGTGAGACTCACATCGTCTCAAGTCGCAATAGCGAAAAAATTAGGTGTGCCACTGGAAGAGTATGCGAAACAACTTATAAACACGAAGGAGGTATAGGCATATGAATACAAGTAAACCAACTCGTGCGAGTCAAGCTAAAAAAAGTGATACAACAAAAGTTGTAACACAAGCAAAAACGGTTAAGCCAAAAGCAAGACCAAAAGTTTGGACTCCACCATCGTACTTAGATACGCCCAACGCGCCAGAAGGATTCAGACACAGATGGGTCAGGGTAGAAATCCTAGGATTCGTTGATACGAAAAACATACAGGGACGCTTAAGATCCGGGTATGAGTTAGTAAGATCAGATGAATATCCTAATGAAGACTATCCAGCAATCGCAGATGGCAAATACGCAGGGGTTATCGGGCACGGAGGCCTAGTGCTGACTAGGGTACCGGAAGAGATCGCAAGGTCAAGACAAGAGTACTTTCAAAGAGAGGCTCAAGATCAAATGACCGCAATCGACAACGATCTTATGAAGGAGCAGCATAAGGGAATGCCTATCGAAATCGATAGACAATCTCGTACGACCTTCGGTGGTAAGAAAAGTTAAAAATTTTAACCAATCAAACCAGCGATTAAATTAACCGTGACTGGAGGCCCGCAAGGGTAGGTCACATCAAAGGAGACAACTATGGCTAATCAAAGTACAACTGGTTTCGGATTGAGACCGGTTCAAAAGATAGGTCAGAACGATAACAACGCCGGTTTGAGTGAATGGAATATAGCAGCAAGTTCTGCAGCTATGTACCACGGAGACATGGTTATGTTGACTGCAGATGGAGTAGTATTAAGATCTACTGATTCTTCAGCAAACAACCTTGGCTCACTAAACGGTGTGTTCTACACTGATCCAACTACAAGTAAGCCTACTTGGTCTAACTATCTACCTGCTTCTACAGCAGCTAGTGATATTATTGCACTCGTTAATAGCGACCCGCAACAAATATTTGAGATCAGAAACGCTACAAGTACGTTGGCAGCAGCAGACGTCGGTGGAACTACTAAAATAGTTCTTGGTGCAGGTTCAAGCCCGAATTGGGTTTCAACTTCTACTGTATACGACTCGGCAGGAACATCAGCTGACCAATTAAAACTAATAGGTATCTCCAGAGACCCAGACAACCAAGATGCTAGCGCAAATGGCTGTATATGGCGTGTACAAATATACGAACATATATTAGCTAACATTTGTACTGCTGGTATTTAAGGAGGATAAATTATGGCTATATCACGTAATCAACTAGTTAAAGAACTAGAGCCAGGTTTAAACGCATTGTTTGGCCTGGAATACAAACAGTATGAAAATCAGTCCGCTGAGATTTATACTACTGAGTCATCTGACAGAGCTTTCGAAGAGGAAGTAATGTTGTCAGGTTTCGCTTCAGCTCAAGTAAAACCGGAAGGTTCAGGAGTATCATATGATAATGCTCAAGAAACTTTCACAGCTAGATACACTAACGAGACAATCGCTCTCGCTTTTGCTATCACTGAGGAAGCAATTGAGGATAACTTGTATGATAGACTGGCTTCTAGATATACTAAAGCTTTAGCAAGATCTATGGCTCAAACTAAACAAGTTAAGGCAGCGTCCCCATTAAACAATGGGCAGACTGGAGGAACTTTTAACTCTGGCGACGGTGTAACTTTGTTTAACGCGTCACACCCTACAATTGCTGGAACGTTTGCGAACACACTAGCAACTGCTGCGGATTTAAACGAAACTTCATTGGAGCAAGCATTAATTGATATTGCTGCGCTTACTGATGAAAGAGGTTTAAAAATCGCTGCTAAAGGTATGAAGATGATCATCCCATCTGCGCTACAATTCACAGCTGAAAGACTTATGGCTTCTGCTGGTAGAGTTGGAACTGCTGATAATGATATCAACGCAATCAAATCTATGGGGATGATTCCTCAAGGATACTCTGTTAACAATTTCTTAACAGACACTGATGCTTGGTTCATTAAAACAGATGTGCCAAATGGTATGAAACATTTCGAAAGAACTCCTCTATCTACTAAGATGGAAGGTGATTTCGATACTGGTAATGTTAGATACAAAGCTAGAGAAAGATACGTTTTTGGCGTATCAGACCCTAGAGGTATCTTCTCATCTCCAGGTGCGTAATACTTAACACTTTTTTGTGGCGGGACATAGTTCCGCCACAATCGACATTTAGAAAGGAAAAATGCACCCTAAAAACTTCAGAGTACAAATATTCGCTTACCAATATCATGCAGATTTTGTTATAAACTGCATAGATGGCCCATTAGATATTGAAAATGCAATAGTTGACAAACTTGGAGAAAATGATATAAAATGGGAATATCTTGGAGAAATGATGGATCCAAGAGTACAAAGAATAACCTATGAGGAGGTTATAGATGGAAGTGCATCAACATCTAGCGGACCTTTACAAACAAAAGAGGGGTCTGGAGTTAGAATGGGAGCAGGAGCATCTTAATGAGGGTAGATATACTCTCAATATGGTTAGAATTGATCATAAGGTCAGAGAAGTAATTAACCATATTAAAATGGCAGAAGCTAAAAAAGAGCTTTTAAGACAAAAAGTAGAAGACGCTGCCCCACAAGTTTCTGTAGCTACTTAAACAAAAGCTACATCGTTGGAAAAATCCAATCCACATTGCAAGCCCTCTTGCGCTCTACTCAAAACTGTTGTATAAAAACCACACTATACAATTATAATATTTTATATAGACGCGTATAGTCGACGGCCTAAAGACTATATAAAATTAATTAGGAGGATATAATTATGGCAAACACTACATTTTCAGGACCAGTTCGATCAGAGAACGGTTTTGAAGTAATTAAAAAAAATGCAACTACGGGTGCTCTTAAATCTACAATGAGCATTAAAGAGTTCACTGCAACTATTACAGTTGCAAATGGTGACACTACTGGAAAAGAATCATCTATCCAGATACCTACAAACTTTATTCCATTAGGAATTGGTGTTGTAGTAACTGTTGCTTCTTCAAACGCTGTTAACTTAGTTGACGTTGGAACTGATGCTGATCCAGATGGTTATGTTGATGGAGCTTCTTTAGCTACTAACTCAACTGGTTGGAAAGGTTTCTTAGGTTGTAACGGTGTATTAGGAATGTCTGGATTCTCACCAGGAGTCGCAGGTTTAGCTGGAGACGAAGTTGAAATTGTTTTATCTGGAGACCCAGGACATGGAGCAGGCGGATCGCCAGCTGTCACAACAATTGTGTTAAAAGTTTTTGGAATTGATTCCACTTCTGACACAGAATAATAAAATAACTCTGGGTGGGGTGTAATGACCCCACTCTTTAATAGGAGGAAATAAAATGGCTTACGACCCGACAATTAATGTACAGTTCGATGGAGAACGAAAATATATCCATGTTTTTAACATAGATGCTTCTAAAGATGGAAGCACTGGAACAACTACTATAGATGTTTCTGCTTTAAACACTAATAAAAGTGGCGCAGCGTGTAATAGAATATCATTAAATAAAATTTGGTATAATATTAACCCTACTGCAATTGCAGATGCAGCAAGACTTCAATGGGAAAATTCCGATGGGGATGAGACTTTTTTATCTTTAACGGGCTATAACGATTCTGATTTTAGTTCTATAGGTGGTTTAGTAAATCCAAACACAGCCGGTAATGCAAATGGGGATGTTAATATCATTATTCCTGCGCATACTGCTGGTGATACTTATTCAATTGTTTCTGAATGGATTAAATATTACGCTTAGGGGGTTAGATGGCTAACACAACTTCTGGCTCTTATGTTTTCGATAAGAACCTAGGCATAGACGAAATTATAGAAGATGCATACGAACGTATTGGTATGCAAGGCACAGCTGGACACCAGCTTAAGACCGCTAGAAGATCATTAAACATTTTATTTTCTGAATGGGGTAATAGAGGACTTCAATTTTGGGAAGTTAAAAATCAAAACATTGCATTGGTAGATGGACAAGCTGTCTATACTTTTTATAGATCCCCGGCGGATGGAACTTCGTCTGGTATTTCAACTACGTTATCTGCAGGAATAAATACAAGTGTTACTACAATTGGAGTTGCTTCAGTTACAGGTATGCCAACAACAGGTGGTGTAATAACTATTAATAGCGAACAAATTTCATACACAGGAATTTCTAGTTTAAATTTAACTGGATGCACTAGAGGAATTAATGGTAGCACAGCAGCTACTCATAGTACTTCTGATGCCGTATTACAGTTTCCAGTTGGTATGACAGACATTCAAGAAGCAGACTATAGAGTTAAGTCAACTTCAGTTGATACTCCTATGACAAAAATTAGTAGATCACAGTATCAAGGTTTTTCAAATAAAACTGATACAGGTTTACCTACCCAATATTGGGTACAAAGATTTGTAGATAAAGTTACGATGACTTTATATTTAACACCTGGTGCAGCTCAAGACGGGAACTATATTAATTTTTATTATACAAAAAGAATTGATGATGTTGGTGCTTATACAAATGCAACCGATGTTCCATACAGATTTATACCTTGTATGATTGCAGGTTTAGCATATTATTTAGCGGTAAAATATGCTCCACAAAGAGTACAAGAATTAAAATTATTATACGAAGATGAATTGTTAAGAGCTGAAGATGAAGATGGTTCTTCTAACTCTACATACATATCTCCTAAAATTTACTACCCAGGTATTGGTTAATGACTACTTTTTCACAAGGTAAATATGCTTTAGCAATTTCTGATAGATCAGGAATGGCTTTTCCATATAATGAAATGGTTAGAGAGTGGAATGGTGCATGGGTACATATGTCAGAATATGAACCTAAGTCTCCACAGTTAGATCCAAAACCTACTAGTGCAGATCCACAAGCTTTACAAAGAGCGAGACCAGCTAGAACAGAATTTGGAACACAAGATTTTTTACCAGATAATCCTTTTACAACTGCATCTAATACAACTTTAACAGTTTTATTTCCTAATGGTTCATTACAGGTAAATGATGTTTTAAGATTTACTGCAGTTAAAGAAGCTGTTGGTGGAGTAACGGTTGATGAATTTCAATTACAAACAACATTAAATGGTGACATTACAAGTACTGCCACTACAATAACATTAACTGATGGGTCTAATTTTCCAACTTCTGGATTTATTATGATTACAAAACTTTTAACTTCATCAGATACAAGTGACCCTTTAAAAGTTGGAACATATCAAAACGAAGTAATAGAATATACTGGAAGATCATCTAATGATTTAACTGGATGTACTCGAGGAACATCTTCTATTTATAGAGGATATACACCACCATCTACAACTGCTGGTTCTCATAATTCTGGAGCCACGGTCTACGGGTCATTTAAAGTTGCTTCTTTAGTAGGAACAAGTTATGTTAACGATGCTAACACAACGGTAACAGATTATAATAGTTTTACATTAACATTACCTAGTGCTGCAACAGGCACTGCAACAGGGGGAGGATTTAATTGTGTTATTAGTCCTCTTAATATAGAGAGTTTATAATGTCAGGCGTTAAAAAATATGATTACAGTACATTAACTACAGCGATAAGAGATTATACTGAAGTTAGTTCTGATGTTCTTACAACCACTATTGTAGATGGTTTTATAATGGCTGCTGAAATGAGAATATATCAAGAGCTTCCTATGGACTCTGAAAGATTTGTTCAAGAAGGTACATTAGCTGCAAATGATAATACTCTTAATGCACCAGCCGGATGTCTCTTTGTAAGAGGTATTGAAGTATTTAATTCAACAGCAAATACAGAAGGTAATGGAACTTGGTTAGAGAAAAAAGATCAAACTTATTTATCAGAATTTGTTGATAGAAAATACGGTCCTGAAGGAACTATTCAGGCACCTACAGATACCACTAATTCAGTAACAGGTTTTCCAAAATACTATGCGATGTTTGGGGGTGCTGACAATACTACAGATACTTCATCTGGAGGTATGTATTTTGCTCCAACTCCTGATGCTAATTACAAATTTAGGGTCTATTACAACAAATATCCAAACGGCCTTGGATCTGGTACTGGTTATAATAACAACACTTATTTAAGTACTTATTTCCCACAAGGGCTATTATATGCCTGCCTGGTAGAAGCTTTTGGATTCTTAAAAGGTCCAATGGATATGTTGACTTTATACGAACAAAAGTATAAAAATGCTATACAACAGTTCGCAGGAATGCAACTTGGAAGACGAAGACGAGACGATTATACTGACGGAACAGTTAGAATAAAAGTTAACTCACCGTCTCCATAATGAGGAGAAAATTTTATGGCTAACACATCAGCAATTTGTAACTCTTTCAAACAAGAGGTATTAGTAGCAACACACAATTTTACAGCTTCAACTG